GAAAAGGTAGAAAGATAGAAGCGCACAATCATACTAATGGCCATCTTGAATCAAAAACCTATTCAAGCGCATATCTTTCTGGTAATCTTTGTATAAATGCAGAAAACACAACTACCAATTATAGATCACCTTACCTTGAGCAGATGTGGCAAAGAATACCAAATGTTAATGGGGATATGGTTTTGTTTCCAAGTTTCGTTATGCACGATACATCTATAAACAATTCAGAAACTCCAAGATTATCAATCGCATTTGATATTTTACCAGAACGTGTGTATATGATGTTGAATAACAAAAATATTTTTTGTAAACTTTGAAAGATACCTATGCCTAGATTTTGTTGTGATAACCTATGCAATCAGGGACGTGATTGCCCCCAAAGAACGCAACATCAAATGCGTTTCTATAATTTAATCCAATCAATTAAAGGACTATATGCTAGAATGTTTAATCGCAGGTGATTCAATAGCAGTTGGAATTGCCAACGTAAGGAAAGAATGCGTTTCGTATTCTAAGGGTGGAATTAATTCAAAACAATGGCTTGATAAGAATATTCAGAATATGCCACTCCAAGCACGTCATGTTATTATCTCGCTTGGATCAAACGATCATAAGTATATCAAGACAGAAGAAGAACTGCGCAATATTCGTAAACTAACAAATGCTCAGGTAGTTTACTGGGTAATGCCAAGCGATAAGTTTCCAGCAGCGCAGTCAGCAGTTTGGCATATCGCAAATGAGAACAATGACATAATCCTTGGAACAAAACGATATCAAGCAGATGGTGTTCATCCAAGTTGGGCTGGTTATAAAGAAATTGCAAAGGCATCCGAATGAGTAATGGTGGAAAACCCGAGAAAACAGACTAGATTTCCCTCCAGTTTATCGTCGTTTAACAGATAACCCTACCAAAAGTAGGGTTTTTTCGCATTTTGGAGCACGTAAGTTATTGATTTAGAAGGGGATTTTAGAGTCATATTTCGCTTTACTTTAATCCAGAAAACAGGTATACTTACTGTATGATAATTGAAAAGGATCTGAAGTCGGTAAAACCCTCAAAAGTTGAGGGGAATGCAAAAAATACCTTTACTTTAATCCGATTCTGTAGTAAACTATATGTATAAATTGATTGAAATGGAAAATACTATGAAAACTCTGATCTCCTTTGACTCCGCTTCTGGAAAATTCGTTGGTACTGTTGATGGAAAAGTTGTTGTTCGTTCTAAGTACGAATCAGCTGTTAAAGCTCGTCTGAACGAAATGTCTGGCACTATCGCTGAAGCCCAGAAAGCATTCGAAGAGAAATCTGAGAAGTTCGATATCAACACTCGTTTCGGTTTCGTTGAGAAACTCGTGACTATGGTTGCGTCTGGTGTTCAACCCTCCGCTGTTATCACTGGTGAAGGTGGTCTCGGTAAGACTTATACCGTGACTAAGACTTTGGAAGCCCATGGCTACAAAGATATCTCTGACCTCGCTGACTTCGATGTCGGTGCTGTTATCTCTACTCGCAAATGTTTTACTTTCGTCAAGGGTTATAGCACTGCCAAGGGTTTGTATCGTACCCTGTTCGAAAACAATAAGTCAATTATCGTTTTTGATGACTGCGATGCTGTTCTTAAAGATCCAGTTGCTCTTAACATCCTCAAAGGTGCGTTGGATTCCTACGGTAAGCGTATTATCTCTTGGAATGCTGATATGCGTGACGACGACCTACCTAAGTCATTCAACTTTGAAGGTCGTGTGATCTTTATCTCTAACATGAGTCAAGATAAAATCGACCAAGCGATCCGTAGTCGCTCTATGATGATTGACTTATCCATGACTACTAGCCAAAAGATTGACCGCATGGAACATATCTCTAAGTTAGAAGAATTCCTCCCTGAGTACGACCAGTTGGTTAAATCTGATGCGCTCGCCCTAATCCGTGCGATCAAGGATGATGTTAAGGAAATTTCCCTCCGTACTCTTATCGCTGTTGCCAAGGTTCGTGCTTCCAATAAAGATTGGAAAGACCTTGCAACTTATATGTTAACTGCTTAATTTTGAAAGGATATATTATGTTGGCTTACTGTGATTATATGGCAAAAGTTATAAATGACGCACTGAAGAAAGACAGCCATGAGTATGGTACGTTTGTTGATTCAGTGGGTCGTGTGAACTATGATCTTGGTCCACGTGGTGAATTTCTTAGCACTAAGAAAACCATGACTGTGGTTGATCGTAATGGTAAAAATTATATTGTAACTGTTCAGGAGATTTGATATGATTAATTTAGAGAACTATCAGTCCAAGGGTTTGCCACTATACAAAGGTATCCCGATCGAAAACCTAACAGAAGTTCAGGCGCATTTCCGTAAAAACATTCGTGGAATTCGCTATATATTTCGTGGTCCTCGTTTTGATAGCATGCGTTGCTCCACTCGTAAGAAACACGCACATTCGTTTGACATTTATAGGAAATAATATGGACACTCTGCAACAAATTGAAACTCGCGCATTCCTGGAACTCATTGAAGTAATGAAGAAACTAGAGATCGATCTAGGTATCGCCAATCATCAGTTGGAAATGGCTCGTGATCGTATTGCTCAACTAGAATCTGAAGTCTATGGAGGAACTACCCAATGAAGGTAAAGAAACTAATCAAGAAGATGTACAGAGCAATTCTCCGCTCCGATAAGCCAGCCGAGAAGAAATTCTATCTAAAGATCCTAAAGAAATCCCTCAAGCATAAGCATACGGAAGCAGTGCAATGACCACATTCACTACCGAAGATCGCATCAAAGCCACTAGCCAACACTACGCCATTCTTACTCTATCCGAGAAGTTTGTTGATGTAGTGGGTTATATTAAAGAACATAATCTACCCTATGAGGTTCATGCCAATCGCACTAGGTTTTGGGTTCCTGAGGAATTGCTTTCAGAATTCGTTAGTACCTATGGTGGCTACTGTGACTTTGTTCCATTCGATCAAAACCTAATGACAGGACAACCAGAATGAAAACCATCTCCGATCTTATTATAGAATTACACGATCTTGCAAGAAACCAACCAGATATGCGAACTGATATCGCCATACGAAATATAGCAAATGAACTGGCTCGTATCGGAAATGAACAGCATGAGAACTTACTTGCTGGGGATAAGATTATGTCAGACAAAGGATATTCCCTATCCACTCACGAGAAGCAAGCAGAATTCGCTCGGAAACGTAATTATGACTACTGATGACCTATTCTGGCTGGCATTAACTATTATAATGACACCAATATCAAGTCTACTCTGTTGCTGGTTAGGAATATTACTACAGGGGAAGAAATGATTCTTGAACACTCCAAAGATCCCGTATCAGCCAAGTGGAATGGTGACAAATGGGACATAGGCGAAAGAATCAAGTATCGCTGGATTGATAAAGATAGAACTGCTCGTAGCGAATGGTTCTATGATATAAATGAAGCATTAAACTGGATAAAAGAATATGATGAATCAAAGTGAAAAATACGCAGGGATCTGCTTTATGCTATTGATATTTGGTATAGGTTTTATGGCTTGGAAAGCGCAAGATATGAGACAAAATTGTCGTATGGAAGCAATGAAAGCCAATAGAACAGCCGAGGATATAGTAAAGATATGTCCATGAAAAAAATACTGTCCGATACCATCAATGGAAAGCCATATCTGGGAGTAGAGGTAGACGATAAAATGCTGAAGTTATCGCTATTACAATATCAGCCAGACTGGAAATTTACTATGGATAAGAGAGTGATACCGCAGTTAATCGAATTTTTACAGGAATCAATAAAGTGATATCGGTATCATCGCATGGGGCTAAAAACTGATCCTATCTTGATACCCTTGTCTTTCCACAATCGCCATGCCAACTAAACGCATTCGAAAATATCCCGAGAAGAAATGCCCCACATGCTCTAAGTTATTCACTAAGCAGGGAAAGTATTGCTGTCGTGCGTGCGGTAACTCTCGTGTATTTACCCCTACCTATAAAGCAAAGGTATCAAATGCGCTGAAGCAAAAGATGATAGATGATCCTGAATTTAAACAAAAACAGATCGCCAAGATTATGCCAGATATACCTATACCCCCACAAGTAGAATCACCACTGGGTTTGGATCAGTTTATATCCGATGGTGACCTATGGACTGAAGCTGAATAACATAGTAAATTTTAGGGAAATAACATAGTAAATTTCTGCAAGAATTAGATCAAATATACTTGACTTGCAGCGACTTATCCCGTATAATAACCATGTCGGGTTTGATATTCCCTAATAAGATCCTGTTGTAACAAGGGTTTAGATCCGTAGTTTATTCCCTACTATTCTGTAGGGTTATCCAAGAAATCCCTTTACTTTAATTCCGATTTAGCGTATACTTACTGTATGATGATTGAAAAAGGACTTAAAATGATTGTAAATCGTGGTGACGTGATTCGCTCTTACGACTTTAAACCGATGGTTGGTCGTGAGGATTGTTTTGTTGAGGGTGTTGTTGAGCGTGAGTGTACCGATCAAGGATATACTGCTTACAAGATTACCGTGACTAAAGACTCATGGTCTGACGCCACTGACAAGGGTCGTGTTGGTAAGATCGTTTATGTTCCTAAGATGGTTGCATTCATGGACTATCCAGGTCGTGTTATTAACCTATCCCGTATCTAAGAGGGGTCACTACTATGAGGGGTTCTATACGTGCTATTACTGGTCTTATCATCACTCTCGGTGCTGCTGGTGGTTTGGATACTGCTGCTGATCGTCAGCTTTATGTGGTCATACTCATTGCTGTCCTTGGTCTTGGTCTTATGTATAGTGGGGTATCTGCTATGAAGGAGATCCGTTAATGGCCAAGATTCGTGCTATTGTTAATGGTGTCAGTTACTATACTAACACTGCTGCATTAAAGAAACAAACCAGCAGTGCCCATACTCTGCAGAATACAGCGTTGTTTTTTGCTCTAGATAAGATGGGTAAGAATATGGGTGTTGCTACGACAGTGGTATTGTATGATGGTAAGATGCAGCACCATTCATTTGATGTCCAGTTGAGTGTCGTATAAGGGGATAGGGGTAAATTGAAATCTATATTGAGTTGGACGGGAGTCTCTGCTACAGGACGCTATGTACGACCGACCGATTTTACCTCGGAATAACCTACAGCAATTAGAACTCACAGTCAGAAAAAAATTCCCCGAGAAAATTTTTGTTGTAAAAGGTTGCTAGAATGAAATTATGCTACTCAAAAAAGAAGTATTATGTTCACTTGTATAAAATGATTGAAGGCAGTGATGCTAATGGTAGGTGGAGCATGAATTACATATGCACACCTCACTTAGGTCGTGCAAGATATTATGCTAAAAAATTGAAACTAAAGCATAGACAAATAGATGTGCGTGAGCGAGGCAAAAAGCCCTATGTTTTACAAGGAAGTTGGTTATGAACGAACGAATTAAAGCATTAGCAGTCGAAGCAGACTTTATGTTATGTGAGGACGGTAACTTTTACAGCGAAGAACAGTCACAAAAAATTACCGATGGACTACAAAAGTTCGCCGAGTCGATTGTTCAGGAATGTGCTGAACACGCACTAACCTTTAACAATAATTTACAATCACTAAATGATAAAGAAATTCGTAGTCATTCTAGTAGGGTGAGTGATTATATTAAAGACCGTATGGGAGTTGAATAATGGCATCAGTTAAAGACTATTTTGAAGAACGTGATGCGGATAAACCTTCACCTACTTGGGTTTATGGAGATCGTATCTCTGGTCGACTAGGTAAGGTTCCAGTCATGGGTATGGTTATTCGTGAGGATTATAATGATTCTTCTTTGGTATTATGTCATCTCGATCTCCCAGTAAAAGACGGAGACGAATATAGAGTTATTGTTCGTGTACCCAGTAGAGGAATGAAACGATTAAAGGTGTATGATGAAAAAGATTGATAGATTTGCATTTGATACTAATCTAGATGTTTATGGTCTAGGTAAGGATAAAGCCAAGTGGGATGCTAGGCTAGAAGCGTATACTGAGCAGATTGTTCAGTATGTTATGTGGAAATATGGTCAGACTCGTACTGAACCGAATCTTGGTAAGTTTATTATGGATGGGCTAAAGAATGAGTGATTATCATCCAGATAAGTGGGTATTGCTTAAGATAGGAGATGAGAATCTCTATAAGGTCTTTGCGTGTTGGTATGGCGGATATGCTGGATCTGACTCGTGGCAGTTAAATAGTGGTGTAGTTTCCGTAACCCAGGAAGGATATGTTTATTCCTTTGAGGGATCGTCGGGATCCGTGTATCATTGTCATTCGGATTCGTATGGTACTAATTTTTATGGTGGTGGCGTTCTTGATAATCTAATTAAGAAATTTGCTGATAATGGTGTGATCATTGAGATTCTAGATGAGAATGTAGATCCAATGACTTTAATTTATGAATAGGAAATAAAATGGTTGGTCTTGAACTTGATATGGAAACAGCGAATAATATTACACGATTGACCCTTACGGACTATCGAGATTATTTGCAGAGTGAAAATGATCGCTGGGAAGCAAACCCAAAGGATGAAGACAATCCCGATGGGTATTGGTTGCACCCACAAGATTATTCACGTAACTTTAAAACAGTGCGACGCATTAATAAACTATTGGAAGACTTCGGAGGAGAATTATATGGCCAACGTCAAGCAAGGGAATTTAGCTCGCCCACCTCAATGGTGGAAGCATCTAAGGGATTGGAAGCGTACTTTTTGGAAATCCGAAAGAGCAAAACAAAACAAAAGGATTAAGGATGAGTTATAGTCGGTGGAGTAATAGTTCTTGGTATACATTCTGGAACAACTCCTCAGGAGATGATAGAGACAGTCAAGTATTATCTGCATGGTATTCAATGGATGCAAATGATTGTATTGATTGGACCTATGAAGAAATTGAAGATCTAATGAAAGAATCATTTGATGAAATTACAAAACGTATTATGATTCGATATAGAAACTGTTCTCCAGACGAAGCAGGTGAACTGCAAGAAATTATGCAACTATTTGTTTCTGATGTAAAGTCAGATTTCCCTTTACTTTAATTAAGAAGTAGGGTATAATAGTTGTATGAAATATATTATTGTATTGTTTTTATCTGGCTGCGCAAATGTTACAATGATGGATCAGTTGCATGTTAATAATAATGCACCCAATAATTTCGTTGGCAATCCTTGTAATTTTTATGTTGGTGATTACTGTATGTGGGTCAAGAAATGACAGATGAAGACGCATTGATAATATACAATGAAATGGAAAAGTTCTTTGGATCTTTACCAAATTTTGAACATGAGCCAATTCAATTTGCAAATTGTGTTAAATTATTTAAATATTATAAACAGAGAGAATTAAATGGAAGATCAGAAACTAGTATCCCTCAGCAATGAAGTTGATAAAACCCTACATGCGTTATGTGGGAAATATGATATTAATCCTTTATCTCTTACTGGTGTAATTCTGGCTCGATTGAAAATTATTGCTGAAGCTGGAGAAGCAACAGAAGATTTTAATAAACTATTGAACCATGTTATTACAACCAATTTTACCCCACGAAAATTTACTGTACAATGAGAAAAAAATGAAAATCGCAATTTGCTCTGACGTCCATCTTGAATTTGGACAACTTGAACTGGAAAATACAGAAAATGCTGAAGTCCTTGTTTTATCTGGTGATATTTGTACTGCTGTTGATCTTCGTGTCACCGATAGTATTTTATCTAGTGCTAAAACTGATCGCTATCTTGATTTTTTTACTGCTTGTAGTAGGAACTTTCCTCATGTGGTTTATGTTATGGGTAATCACGAGCATTACCATGGTGACTTTGCTACTTCTGCAGGTTATCTAAGAGATGCCATGAAACAATGTGGTGATAATATTCACTTTCTTGATAAAGAAGTTTGGAAATATAAAGACCATGTGTTTATCGGTGGTACTCTCTGGACTGATATGAATGGTGAAGATGAAATGACCATGCGCCACGTTGAGCGTCGCATGAATGACTTCCAAATTTGTAAGAATAGTTTACGTCAAGTAAATTACCGAACTAATGAACCAATTCTTGATGCTGAAGGCAATCAGGTAAAAGATGAGAATGGTGTTCCAAAATACCATGCAACATTCCATGTTCGTGACGCATACCTTTCTCCATCTGATGCAGTTGAAGACCACAAAGCAATGTTGAAGTTTATTGAAGAAACTTACGCAGATATTCCTCCATGGAAGACTGCTGTTGTTTGTACTCACCATGCCCCAAGCAAAGGTTCTGAGCATCCACGTTATAAACACGACCAACTAATGAATGGTGCGTATAATTCTAAGTTGGATACTTTTATTATGGATCGTCCAGGAATTAAACTTTGGACTCATGGTCATACTCATGAAGACTTTGACTATATGATTAAACAATGCCGTGTTGTTTGTAATCCACGTGGATATATTAACTACGAGGATCGCGCAGATCGGTTTGAATTGAAGGTTGTGGAGGTTTAATGAGAGACCGATGGGTATTAACTGTTGAAGAAGATCCAGAAACGGGAGATTTAATGCTCCCGTTTACTGATGAGATACTTGCCAAATGTGGATGGCAAATTGGTGACACATTAACATGGACTGTAAAAACAAACGGATCCATTATTTTATCTAAGAAGGAAATTGACGATGCCGAAATTCACACTGATAGCTGAACACAATGATATGTTTGGCAGAATGCTTAGTAAAACTACTCATGAATTTGATGTAGATTATATTGGTGATGTTCTTGAAAACGTAGATTTGTTTTTACGTGGAGCAGGATTTAATCCAACTGGAACGCTTGACTATGTTGAAGAACTTGTTGAGCCAACTATGGAAGACTGGGATAAAGTTCATTCACAACATTATTTTGATACGGAGCGAAACAAATGAGTAAAGTATTTACAGATGTAGAAGTATTTCTATCTGCTTGTGGACAAAAACATCCAAATTTCCCAAGCGAACCAAATGAACTCTCAGATCTCTATTTAAAATTGATCGATGAAGAGTATAATGAGTTTGCAGAAGCAGTTGCAGACAATGATGACGCTGAACAACTCGATGCTTGTTTCGATATGATGTGGGTTATCATCGGTTATATGAAAGCACGTGGTTGGGATTGCGAAACTGCGTGGGATGAGGGTGCAAAAAGCAATTTATCCAAGATTAACCCTACTACTGGTATGGTTTTTCGTCGTGAAGATGGTAAAATTCTGAAACCAGAGGGGTGGAAACCACCTAATTTTGCAAAATTCGTGAAATAACTTGACTTTAATTAAAAAGTCAGGTATAATATTAATATGATTACACTATACTTAGACATGGATGGCGTGCTTTGCAACTTTGACAAAGCATATCGCTCTTTACGCACTCATGCAGCTGATGGAAAACGATTTCGTTCAGCTGTTATGGATTTTCACATCTTTGAAGATCTGGAATTTATGCCAGATACACAAGAATTACTCACTTATGTGAGCAAACTCGACTTAATTAATATTGAAATTCTCACTTCCATGGGAACTTTTGATGTTCAGCAAGGAAATGAAGCAAAAAGACAAAAACAAAAATGGTTAGATAAATGGAATATTCCATATAAAGCCAATTTTGTTCGTTCTAAAGAAGAAAAATCTAATTTTGCTCACGATCGAGCAATATTAGTTGATGATTCTCCAGGATGCATCGACCCATTTTCTGCAAAGAATGGATATGGAATTTTACATACACGTTCATCTGATACAATTCAGCAAATTCATGATACTATTCGTGGTATTCGTGGGTTATATGCATTAAGGAAAGATTATGCTTGATATTTTTGGACCAACTATTGAATGGATTAAAGATGACTGGAGAAGTAACCCTACTAGATTTGTTCTTGAGCTGCTTGCTTGGGCTATCAGTGTTGGCTGCAGCATCACGATGGCAGTCACAGTCCCTAATCCTCCTCTTATTTTACTATACCCTGTCTGGATTAGTGGCTGTGCTCTTTATGCTTATGCTGCTTATACTCGGAAATCGTTTGGGATGCTTGCTAACTATATCTTGTTAACAAGTATTGATACATTTGGATTAATAAGGATGTTGGTGGCGACTGGGGTTTTAAAACACTGGTAAAAGGAAATATGTTTAAAGATCTAATAATTGTACCAAATTTTTTTGATAATCCAGAAGAGATTGTTAATATAGCAAAATCTAACACATTTTATGCTCACACAGAGCACCCCAAAGATAAGGGTACGCAAATTTATTATGGTGGCAAACGATCTGAACAATTAGATGAATATACAAATAATATCTTAAGTGATACTTTTATAAAAAAAGTAGTTTTTGATAATATTCCGCCAGACTCAACTAGAAATGTTGAATATATGGGTAGTGCATATTTTCATTATTTTTCAAAAGAATATCTTGGTGGTAAATCTGAAATACATCAAGACTCTGAATTTCTTTCTGGTGTAATTTACTTAAACGACAAACCATTAGAAAACCCAAACGACCATGGAACTATCGTCTTTAATCAAAATAATGATTCATTTATTATGCCATATATATTTAATACATTAATTATGTATCGCTCTGATTATATTCATGCCCCACTTGCAGGATTTGGTGAAGATAAAAATAATGGTAGATTATCCCTAGTATTTACTGTACAAAAACTTAAATTAGAAATTTCTCGAAAAACTTTATCATGAATATTTTTTATCTTGACAACGATCCCCGTAAGTGTGCAGAAATGCACGTTGATAAACATTGCGTAAAGATGATTCTCGAATATGCACAATTACTTTCTACTGCTCACCGCTATCTTGACGGTATTCTTACTAATGGTTTATCTAAGTCTGGTCGCAAACGGAAGCAATACATTCTCTCCGATAATCGTGAGCATATATTGTATAGTGCTACTCATATTAACCATCCCTCTGCTGTTTGGGTAAGACAGTCGCTAGAAAATTATCAATGGCTTTATAATTTGTTTGTTGACTTATGTTACGAATACAAATTTAGATATAATCGTGATCATAAAACATCATTGTTAATGTCAACATTACAATTTCCACCTAATCATATTCCAAAAGATAAATCATTTACTGAACCAACACCAGCGATGCCTGACAAATATAAAGTAGCTGGCAATTCTGTGTTATCGTATCATAATTACTATATTGGCGATAAAGCAGAAATGTTTACTTGGAAAAATCGTCAACCACCTAAGTGGATTGCATACGTATAAGATGCAGTACATTAATTTATTTCCAACACCACTATACGTTGATGAACAATTAGAATTAGCAAAAGAAATTCTTCCAGTGGCAGAAGATTATCTAAATGTATATGGTGACAAATATCTGAATCAACAAAATTATGATTCAACATATAATATTAATTCTGCTGGATTAAAACAAAGAACAGATGCAAGATTAATTAATCTCAATAATTATATTAAGACTGCATCTAGAAAATATTTTGAAGATAATTGTATAGATTCTACTGGATGGTCTTTGACACCATATTATTTGTTTAATAAAATAACATCTGGTGGAGCGCATCCACCCCACCCACACCCAGGATCATTATTATCTGGATGTTTTTATTTAAAAGTACCAAAAGATTCTGCGCCAATTGTATACAATGATCCAAGAGACTATTGGAAATTTATACAATATCCAATTAAATTTGGAGATACTATAGAAAAATATAATTTATTTCCAGAATATGTTATTAACCCAGTTGAAGGAACATTTTTAATGTGGCCAAGTTGGTTATGTCATGAAGTTCCAGCAAGTGCTAATACTGAAGACAGAATTTGTGTTGCGTTTAATCTTCAACCAAACTAAATAGAAGGTAAGGAGATATTATGCCAACATATGTATTTCGTAATAAAGAAACTGGCGAACAGTTTGAACAAGTGATGAAAATGTCAGAACTCGACCCATTCAGGGAAAATAATCCCCACCTAGAAACAGTAATCCAATCAGTAGCATTTGGAGATCCTACTAAATTAAGCACAACTCGTAAATTTGATTCAGGATTTAAGGAGGTATTACAAAAAATACACGAACGATCACCAGGAAGCGAATTAAATAAAACATCGTCACAACTATAAGGAATTCTAATGGCTCGTACTTCGGCAGCAAAAAAAGTAATAGAAATACATAATGAAGAACGTGAGTCAAAGCCAGTTGCTAGTAATCAATTAAAATTAAGATTAGATAATTTAAAAACATTTCAACCATTAACTGATAATCAAAAACTATTTTATAATGCATATAAACAGGGTGACTACTTTATAGCACTCCATGGCGTCGCAGGTACTGGTAAAACTTTCATTGCACTTTATAAAGCAATTGAAGAAGTCCTCGATAAAACAAATCCATTCAATAAAATTATCGTAGTTCGTTCTGCGGTCCAATCTCGCGAAATTGGTCACCTTCCAGGCGATGTTGGTGAAAAGATGGATATCTATGAACAACCATATCGTCAAATCTGCCATCAGTTATTTGATCGTAAAGACGCATGGGATCGTTTAGAAGAACAGGGTTATGTAACTTTTATTTCTACCTCGTTTATTCGTGGTATGTCTTTTGATAATGCAATTATTATCGTTGACGAGATGCAGAACTTGACTTATGAAGAGATTGATACAGTTATGACTCGTGTTGGTCATATGTCTAAAATTATCTGGTGTGGGGATTATCGACAAACCGACCTAAATAAAAGAAAGAACGACGTTACTGGTATTTTAAAGTTTTTTGATATTGCTCAACACATGAAAGCATTTACTCGTATTGAATTTACTGTAGATGATATTGTTCGTTCATCACTAGTAAAAGATTATATTTTAGCCAAACTAAAATATGAAGATTACGAGGACAAGAAAAAATAATGTATGATTTTGAGATAACACGTGTCGGTATACCAATTCGTAATACAGACATAACACAAAGTTTTTTAGAAGTTGTTAATAAATTAAAAACAAGCAATGATTGTATTGCGTTAATGACAGCCGACTATCTTGGAATAGATCATTCTTCTAATCCTGAATATTTAAGTGCTCCTTCAGGACATGAAATACTTTTTAAAGAGTTTGAATTTAATGTATATGATGGAAATTTAAAATATGGTGTGATGAATACGTTTGGTAGAATATGGAATATTAATGATGGAATTCAGAGGGATGGTCCGACAATAATTTCATATTTGTTTAATTTTCTTCAGCAAGAATATAAAAAACTTAAATTTAAACATGTCTATATGTTTACTCCTGGTAGTCCATATGTGTACGATATGTTTACTGAATTTATAAAAAGAAAACGTGCTTTAAATATTATTGATGCAAGATCTTCTATTCACATATCAACTACTTTAATGTCTGAGTATTTAAATGTAGGAAGATTTAATATCCGAGAATATATACCAGATTTTATAGAGGAAAAAGATCCATCATTAAAACCTGGATTAAATGTTTTTGGTGGAATTTCTAATAACTATAATCATAATTCTGGTATGCCAATGATAGAACATTTTTTTAAATCTCTAAAATCTTTATTAGACATTAATGATTTGTTTTTATATTCAAATATTGGTAAAGATGATGTATTTTTGAAAGCAGTAACATTTGAAGAGGCACTAAATAATGTTGAGTATTTTTCTAATCCAGATATGATCTTAACGTATGGAGTGTTCAAAAATGATAACAGCGGAACAGTTTGCTCAGATATTTCCTAGAAATACAGACCCACAAGGTTGGGTTGCTTCTATGAATAAAACTTTTCCTAATTATGGTATTGATCAACCCCATCGTATTGCAGCATTTCTTGCTCAATGTGGTCATGAGTCAGGTGGATGGGCTATCTTTGAAGAAAATTTAAATTACTCAGCGCAAGGTTTAATGGGTATTTTTGGTTCGCATTTCCATGGAGATGCTGATCAATATGCTCGTCAACCAGAAAAGATTGCCAATAGAATCTATGCTAACCGAATGGGCAATGGCGATGAAGCATCTGGTGATGGTTGGAAATATCGTGGACGTGGTCCAATTCAGTTAACTGGTAAAGCCAATTATACTAAGTTTGCGCAAGATATGTTTGATGACTGGCAAAATTTACTTGATAACCCAGACTGGGTAACGTATGATAAAGATTTCGCTTTAATGTCTGCGATTTGGTTCTGGAATGCACATAATCTTAATCACTATGCTGATATTGGTGATATTAAAACTATGACTAAGATTATCAATGGTGGTTATCTTGGTCTTGATGAACGACAACAATTATATAATCAGATTATTCAATACGTTTAATGAAAACATTTATACATCATGATATCGCTAAACTTGAACGTGATACATCCCCCGATGGCACAAGAGTATATAAAACGCCATCGGGTAAATCCTATCCCTCCGTTACGACAGTTACAGGACTGCACTCAGCAAAAGGGATCGCAGAATGGAGAAAACGAGTTGGCGAAGCAGAAGCAAATAAAATCTCTGGAAGAGCCTCAGCAAGAGGAACGAGGATTCACCAGTATTGTGAAGACTATTTACGAGGAAACCTATTCGAAGCAGATATGTTCGACCTCCAAATGTTCAACTCTATCAAACCCCTCCTTGACCAAGTTGACAACATCCACTGCTTGGAAACTCCATTATGGTCTGACCATTTACAAGTCGCTGGCACAGTTGACTGCATCGCAGAGTTCCAAGGTAAACTTAGTGTTATAGATTTTAAAACATCAAGCAAACCAAAAGATAGAGATGACATTCATAACTACTTTATGCAAACTGCAGCATATGCAGTAGCTTTTGAAGAAAGAACAGGAATTCCTATCGGAAGACTTGTTATTATTATGGCAGTTGATAATGATGATCCAAGATGGTTTATAGAAAAAAGAGACAATTGGATTGGTGGGTTTAGAAAGTTAAGATTAGATTACAAAAATTTAAAAAATATTTGAGGATAAAATGATTTTGTTTAAAACTAAATTTTATGAAAAAACAATGCGCTCATTGGGTAAAGTTGTTACATGGCGTATTCTTGTTACGATTACTAATTTTATTGGTGGTTACTTAGCATCAGGATCTTGGATGGTTGGTTTGGGTGTAGTTTCTTTTGCGCTCGTAGTTAACTCAATTCTATATTTCTTTCATGAACGTGCATGGAATGTAATTGATGTTGGTAAAGAAGTTAAAGAATAATTTGACATTTTAAACTATATAATGTATAATAGTGATATGGTTGTATGAAGCAACTAGAAAAGTGTTCTGGACGGGAGTTCGATTCTCCCCACCTCCACCAAAAGTATATTGACGAACCGAGTTATCGGTAGCAAACATAGAAACTGTGGCAATATACTTCTGATGGGGGTGACTAGGTTTCGACAGGGCAACAAGTACAGAAGTGGACAACTTGGCAATGTGAAAGCCATTAGGATTGGGGAAACTCGGTCGAAGAAGCAAAAAACGTAAACGCAAACGACGAACTGTTCGCATTAGCAGCCTAAACACTGCTTAGGGTTTCGGTAACTTTCCTCGTAACAGAATAAGTTACCATTTTTAAATTTAAAAAGGAAGTTAATTTATGAAACATTTAGTTCTAGTTGCTGCTTTAATGGCAGCATTTTCTGCCCAAGCATTTGAGGTTGGTGTTACTGGGAGTTATGATAACGCAAAACATGATCAAACAGGTTATGGCGTAACTGTTGGTGAACATTTTGGTAAATTTAGCGCAACTGCTGGATTTGATCGTTATAGCAAAGATAGTTTAAACAAATATAGTATCATTGGTGGTTATGATGTTGCTCAAATTGGCTCTGCAACTTTAACTGCTAAAATTGGTGCAGTATACCTTGATCAAGAAAATTCAAAATATTATTCCGATCGTTCTGGCTATGCTGGCGTAGTTGGTGCTGGTGTATCAATCCCAGTAACAAAATCTGTTGCTGCTACTGTTGATTATCGTTATCAGGCTGGACAATCTCGTGTTGATAACTTAAATGGATCAACTGTATTGGTTGGCGCAAAGTACGCATTTTAATATGGAAATTAAACCACTGAGAAAAATGGTTTTGGTCGCTGAAAATGCAGTTGACCAAACCACTGAATCTGGAATTATTTTAGATGGAACAACATCTAATCGTAATTCAAAAACAGGTACAGTATTAGCAATAGGTTCTGAAGTTACCGCAGTTAATGTTGGTGACAAAATTTATTTGGAATGGAATAAAGGTCAAGTCGTTAAGATTGATGATGCTCAACGTGTAATGATTAAAGAAGAATTTATTGTTGCAGTGGTTGATGCATGAAAGCTGCAGTAGTTTGCAATGGTCCAAGTAGATTTGCTTTTCAAGAAAATTTAGGGTATAATTATATTATCGGTTGTAATATACCTTGGACTAAAGTAAATGCAACAGTTATACTTGATGGCAACGTAATACATCGCTGGGCAGGGGATCCTAATCTGATTTCTTGTCCAGCCTTTTTTACAACCAAAGCATGGCGAACGACTGATGAAGTTAAGTTTAGAGAATATATACTAAACAATAATTTGTTTATTGATATGATGCCAGATGCTCCTGAATTCTTTTCAGCTGGTCATGTCGCTGCGCAAATTATGTGTGAAAATGATTTCACAGAACTTGATATATTTGGGGTTGACTCAATGTTTAAGGATACTGTTGAAAGTTTTACTAATACATTAGTTTATGATCATAATCCTGATTCAGAACTTCAGCGTATAGTAAATTGGAGGTTGAACTGGGATAAACTCCAAAACGATTATCCCGAAGTTACTTTTAATTTTATAAAGGATATAACATGAAAAAAGAATTATTGTTAGCAGCATTAATGGCTAATTTGGCCATTAATGCAATCGCAGCAGATGCACCAAAGAAAGAAACAAAAGCAAAAACTACTATTGCTAAAAAAGCGGAAACTCCAAAGGCTCCACCCTCTGGTACAAAACCTACTCCAAAGAAAAAAGTAGAAGCGAAGTAATCCTAAATAATTATACACGTGGGTTGGTGGAACCCAATAAAACCACCATTACACAAACACAACACAAAGGAGTATTATTATGTCAAATATGACACCATTCGAAATCCGTCTTGAACTATTAAAAATGGCAAAAGACATGTTAAATGATGATTATTATGGTAAACGTGAAGTAATTAGCAATAGCTGGCATGCTAAGTTAGAAATTGCTAAAATTAATGGTGGAGAGTTACCTGAACATCCAGGATTCCCAGCTTATCCATCCGAAGCAGAAATCATTGCCAAGGCTCAGACCCTAAATGGTTTTGTTTCAAACATCCCACTAGATACTACAAAGACTAGCAAAAAGTCCACCTGATAGGGATTGAGAGAGAGCATTTTGCTCTCTTTCTCTTTTACAAGGAGATCATATGCGTATATACCGTATATACATACCAATAATATTATTATTCTTAAGCGTTATATTATTAACAAAAAATATGTTTTCTGATGCGATGTTGCTTGATGTAAGTTATAACCAATTAACTAAAGAAACTCAACAACAAATCGATTGTCTTGCTGAAAATATTTACCATGAAGCTGGCTATGAATCCAGAGAAGGTAAAGAAGCAGTTGCGCTTGTTACACTTAATAGGACACAGGATCCTAGATTCCCAAAAGATATATGTGGGGTTGTTAAACAGAAAACAACTTCAGTTTGTCAGTTTTCTTGGTTTTGTCAAAATACTTCTATAAAAAATAAAGATGTATATGAAGACGCAAAAGAAGTAGCAGTTTATGTCTATGCTAATTATGAAAATTTAAAAGACATTACAAAAGGTGCATTATACTATCATGCAGATTATGTAAATCCAAAATGGAAACTCGAAAAGACTACTGTAATAGGTAGACATATTTTTTATAAAGAAAGTGGAAAATACTATGATGACAAAAATGAATCTGCAACTCAAGGAAGAACAATCAAAACATTCCTTTCTTCTTCTGATGGAGGAGATTACTCTAACCAGCGTTAAGACTGCGGTTGAGTGGATCTTTGAAGCCAATTTTGCAGAAGAGCGTCCAGAATTACTTAATTTAATTATTACAAGTCCAGGTGGTGATTTGAATGCAGCATTTGCTTTGATCGACACTATGCGTGGTTCTGCTATTCCAATTCGAACAATTGGTCTTGGTCAGATTGCTTCAGCTGGACTTATGATTTTTATTGCTGGTGATAAGGGTCATCGTTTGTTGACACCAAATACTTCTATCTTGAGTCATCAATACTCATGGGGTGCATTTGGTAAAGAACATGAATTATTTGCCACTGTTAAAGAGTTTGACTTAACAACTAAGAAAATGATTAATCATTATAAAAAATGTACTGGTTTATCTGAAACAAAAATTAGAGAGGTATTGTTGCCACCTCAAGATATTTGGTTAAGCGCAACCGAATCAAAAAAATTAGGACTATGCGACGATGTTAAAGAACTTTCTTGATTACGTAAGATTCTCTGGTATATGGGTAAGTTTTGCATTAAACCCATTCCACTGGAGATTATCTGGTTCATTTCATAAACCAACAGATACTGATCCTTCTATGTATGCAATTTATATTACCGTTGGTCCGCTGTCTGTTAGAACAGTATTGGATAACGGAACATGGTAAAATTAAAGGAACTTATGATTACAAACGATAAAGTGTTTATTATATCAATTCTTCTTGCAATTCTTGCATTAATTGGTAGTTATACTTACAATAAAAATGCAGAATTAAAATCAATGGAACGAAATATTGACTCTGCAATCGCAAAGGGAATTGATCCTCTTGCAGTTCGTTGCGCCTATGGTGATTCAAGCTGGATTTGTATGCAATATGCTTCAGGACATGGTAGAGAGTCAAATATCTCTAAAAAATAGTCAAAAATCGCTTTACTTTAATTAAAAAGTAGGGTATAATATATACTGTGATTAACTATTTTGATGACTATATTATGCAAATGATTTTTACATCCCCTGGAAAGTCTAAAAAGAAAAAACCCAATGCAAAACAACGTGAGTTACGAGATAGTTGGGAACAGTTGTTAAAGAAGTATACCACAAAGACTGTTGCTCCCAAAAAGCAACAACTCAGTGATGTATACTCACTTGGAAAACCTGCTTGTCGTGAGACACCTAAGATTCCGAGTCTTCCTTTTACTGGTGGTCCATGTGTTAAAAAAGAAGCTCCAGTTTATACAGGAAGTTTGATCAAAGGTATTGGTACTATGCATAAGTCAAATGCAGTTCCAATTTTTAGCGATCAAGAAGCAAAAGATATTGCAACAATGCGTAGGTAAACTTGACTTTTATGAAGAACTAAGGTATAATTATATAATGGATTACAAAACTAAACGACAAGAACTTCTAATTCAGAAGATGAAATTAGATAAGTTCTTTACGATGTATTTGGATAAATTTGATCGCCAGATGGATCCAGAACGAACTGATACCCCTATTTGGAAATTATATAAACAGAAATCTGCTGACTATAATAAAGTTTGCCAAGAAATTCGCAACACTGAATACTGGATTAAAAAACATGTTTAAATCTTCAAACGATTTTTCGCTCCATATTGAACAGATTGTTCGTGATAAAAAGATATCTTACATGGATGCTGTTCTTCAATATTGTAAAGAAAACTTTATTGAACCAGAAGATGTCGCAAAACTTGTAAATAAATCTCTTAAGGATAAACTTGAGGTAAATTTTCAAGATGAAAACTATTTACCTAAAAGAGCAAAACTGGACGTGTGATGGATGGCTTTAAAGCATATCGTTACTATCTCGCATTAAAGTTACACTTTACCTCTGAGAAATTTAACGTCTTCGAAAACCGAGGAAATGTTAAAGGTTCACGTGAAGCATTTAATGCTCGGAATGATAGATATATTTTTGAGAAATTAGCAAGGAAGTTTGGAAACGATCGCGATATTATTCAGTTCTTTGTTGCGAATTTTGCTTATGGTAATGAGTCTGCAATTTATGCAGGTCAAGAAGCAGATGATAATCTAGCTGAATGGAATAAAAGAAAACAGAGTATTACTAAGATTTTTATTGACGACCTTGCGTCTTTATTGACATATGTTGAGATAAATAAATTACCAACTTCTAGTATTTTTGATTTTAATTTTAATGAATACCCAGCTGCATTAAAGTTATGGCTCCG